AGATCGACGACATTCATCGAAAGTATCCTAAGGTGCACACGCCAGATCCCGTGACGGCTGAGATGGATCTCGAGACTCACGTGCAGCACGTAGTCACGGCTCAATCTTCTCGCACGGGGCGTCAGAGGGTTCTCGTGAGAAAGCCAGTCTTGCGACCTGAGCTCTTCACGCGTCTCTGTGAGCGCATGGACGGCAGGATGGGGGAGGAATTGACGTGGCGGTAGATTTTTCCACAGAAGTCTACTCGCCAAACTTTGATTATTGGTCGCGACCGATAATGGTGACTCCTCTTGCGTCATCGCCAGGATCTCCCGCCTATGGCGCACGGGGGATCTATGACACCAATGAGACGGACATCATCGGTCTCGATGGCAGCAACATCATATCAGATCAGAGGACGGAGCTGGACATACTCCAAGTGGAGTTCTTGATTCCTCCTATCCAGGGTGATCAAATTGACATTCCCGCGGTTGACTCACTGCCGGCTCTTGGCTTGTTCGAGGTGGTGGATTTTTCCAACAACGGCGGCGGTGAGATCACCTTGATCATTCGCAAATTTGATACGGCAGCGCCGTGAGCATTGTCTATGTTCCTACGTTGAAGTCGACGCGCATGCAAGACGTGGCAGACGCCATCGATGAGAGCGCGTCGCCGGGTCGACTGGAGATCGGAACCGCAGGCATGGGAACGGTCTTGGTCGCTATCACGCTGGAGAAGCCGTCATTCTCCGAAGATGGCGAGGGCGTTCTCTCCATGCTCGGTCTGCCGCTGTCTGGAACGGCTGTGGCAACCGGGGTCGCTGCCGCTGCTAGATTCGCGAACGGGGATGGTGCATTCGTAGCCACTGGATTGACCGTTGGTCTCAATGGCGCTGACATCAACATCAGCAACGTCGATCTTCAAGTAGGCGACATTGTTCCGATCACAGAGATGACGATAGCTCACTCATGACTATCATCGGCAATGTAGTTGAGGCACCCGATAATGCTTCAGGTCTGATCATCGGCATCAACACCGATGTTCCTTGGACCGAGGGCGGCGGCCTAGGCGAAGTTCAGAGCTACAAGTGGATCATCGTCGACTCCATCTACACGCGCCTCAAGACCATGTCGCTGTTTCGCGGCTGGACCATCCGACGCATCAACGCTCTTCCAGTCGAGGCCGGTGTTCAGATCCCATTCATCGGCATCTACGAGGACGAAGAGGTTCTTGATGGCGGATCTTACTCCATGGGAGCCGTTGGCTTCAAGCACACGGTCAACATGGGATTCCAGATCGTCATAAAGAACAACGATCCGGAGATCTGTCTGCGAACGCTGGACCGCTGCGAGTGGTATCTGATGAACCAGTTGTTTCGCGACAACACGCTGACAAACATGTGGCAGCGTGGTCTTCAACGACTTGGATACTTGAAGCAACGCCCACTTCCGCCTCCTCTTCAGATCGCAGGCTTCTCGCGCGCCCGCCGCAAGGACAACTGGGGCACTACCGGCACAAAGAACGAGACGGCCGTAGGGCAAGGGATAGTCCGCTTGTCCATCATGTTTGACACGGAGTTCTCTCCGACCGAGTTTCCCGATCTGGATCGCGTCGCTATTCAGACTGGCTTTCCCCTCGGCGGCGACGTCGATGACGTAGCCGGTGTTCAGCAGGTCGTGATCACGTACGACTTCAAGCCAGACAGTGGCGAGTGGATTCCAAATCCGATGCCGGACGACACCGTGTCGCCGCTTCCTATTCCATCCATGACGGAATAACAAGAGGAGAAGTTTGCGATGAGCAGCACAGACGAAGAGCGTAGCATCAGCAGCAGCAGCCGTCCTCAGCGCCAGCAGCGGAGTCAAGCACCTGCCAGAGAAGAGCGCATGAGGGGTCCTCAGCAGCAGGTCGCCACTGTCGGGAGAACTCCGCCGTCTCCTGTAGCGCGGGTGCTGGAGCCACATCAGTATCGCGACCATCGGGCCAGAAAGCAGGCAGCAGATGCAAGCGCGAAGCCGCAAGCCGCCATGGCGGCAGTGGCGCCAGCTCCGTTAGATGCTCGAGCTCAGGCGCGGAAAGAGAGACTGGCTCGCATCCGTGCCATGGTGCCTGATCAGACCGTGCGGGTGACTCCGCGTGACGAGAACATTCGCAAGCTGTTGCGACATCCCCTCCGCGGTCGTGGCTTCCCGTCAACTGGCTCAGTCGAGTGGCCTCTCGACACCTTCACGCGTCGGCGCTTGCGTGACGGGGATGTGACGTTGGCCTGAAGAATCATCAGCAACAAGGAGGCATGTCCATGCCGATAAGCTTTGCCAACATTCCATCCGACATCAGGGTCCCATTGTACTGGGTTGAGGTCGACCCGTCCATGGCAGGTTTGCCCATGATCCACTTGCGATCATTGATGGTAGGCACGATGCTGCCTAGCGGAACGGCTGTTCCGGACATTCCAGTGATCATCGGGAACCAAGCCCAGGTCGATCAGAAGTTCGGGATCGGATCTGAGATCTCTCGAATGTTCAAGGCGTTCTTCGCCAACAACTTCGCCAACGAGGTGTGGGCTGGTCCAGTCGCTGAGCCGGCTGGGAGTCCTGCGGCGGCGCAAGGCGCCATCGTCGTGACGGCTCCTCCGGAGCAGCCAGGCACGATTCACTTGTACGTTGCCGGGCAGCACGTTGCCGTCAATCACGGCATCGACACGATTCAGCAAGTTGCTCAGGAGATCCACGACGCGATCATGGCGTCTGGTGCCTACGCAGGCTTGCTCGATGATCTCCCGGTGTCGGCCCATGTCGTATCTCCGGCGACTGGCAGCGGCAATGCCGTTTCGTCCGGCGTCAATTTGAGAGTGCAGTCGATAACTCCTGGGACGTCGCCTGGCATCAAGATCGGTGACTTGATAAGTGGCACCGGAATTCCTCCTGAGACGTTTGTCACCTTGCAAATGACAGGAACGCTAGGTCAGGCCGGTGACTACACGTGTAGTCAAGACATGACGTCTGCGGTGACTGACTTCGACCTCAACTTGACTGCAACTGGTGAGATCACCGCAGCGACCGGTGTCACCACGATCACGATCACTGGCGTGACCGCCGCTGGCGGCACGATCCAGAACGGTGGCAGCATACTTGCTGCGACTGGGTCGGCACCGCCGACTGGCATTCCAGCTGGAGCGACGATCGTGTCGCAGATCAGTGGCAATCCGCAAGGCGACGGCGACTATACGATAAGTCACGCGACTACCGCTGCGATAACAACTCCTGTGGCTGCCAAGTTCGGCGTCACGGCGCAAGGCGTTGGAATCTCCTGGGGCCAATTCCTCGAAGTTACAGATTCCACTGGCACTATCGGCATTGGAGCGCAAGTGACTGGGACCGGCATTCCGCCTCTCAATCCTACTTTTGTCATGGCACAGACGTCAGGCACTCCTGGAGGCGATGGTACTTATGTCATCAGCAACGATGCCGATTGTGGTCCGGCGACCAGCCCTGTTCCCGTTACCTTCGCCGCTGGAGCCAACGCGGTGATCTTGACGTGCAACTGGAAGGGCGTCAGTGGCAACGACATTCGCGTTGATCTGAATTACTTCGGCAAGATCGGCGGCGAAGAGCTGGCTCCTGGTCTTCAGATCGCGCTGCCTCCTACAAACTTCTTGAGGCTTGGCTCTGGAACTCCCGACTTCAGTCAGTTGATCACCAACATGGGCGAGACGGAGTTCGAGTACGTGGCTATGCCGTACACCGACGCCACCAGTCTCAACGCCTGGGAAGTAGAATACGGCTTCAGCGACAACGGGAGGTGGGGGTGGAAGCGTCAGCACTTCGGGCACGTGTTCTCGTCTCGACGTGGCGCATTCTCTGACTTGATCGCGTTCGGCAACTCTCGCAACAGCGGCGTAGTGTCGGTGATGGCATGGGAAGAGACCGTGCCTACGCCGGTCTACGAGCTGGCGGCGGCCTACACCGCAAAGGCGCAGCGCTCGTTGAGCAACGATCCGGCGCGTCCTCTGCAGACGCTTCAGCTTCTCGGCTGTCTGCCTGCTCCGTTCCACGAGCAGTTCAACTGGCTGGAGATAAACGACTTGGCGTGGAACGGGCTGGCGATTCAGAAAGTCTGGCCTGGGAGCGGCTATCCGCAGATCGCTCGAGAGCAGACTACCTATCAGCTGAACAACTACGGCTACAGTGACGACGCCTACGAGCTCGTGACGACGCTGGCTACGCTGGCACTGCTGATTCGCAATCAGCGCTACAACATCACTTCTAAGTTCCCGCGCCACAAGTTAGCAGACGACGGGACGAGGTTCGGCCCTGGCCAGGCGATCGTGACTCCAGGCATTCTCAAAGCCGAGCTGGTGTCTGAGTACTACATCGACGAGTACAACGGCCTCGTAGAGAATGCCTCCGCATTCGTGGCGAACTTGATCGTGGAGCGCGACCCAAATAATCCTAACCGGGTCAACGTGCTCTATCCTCCTGACCTGATCAACCAGCTGAGGATCTTTGCAGTGCTCGCACAGTTCCGCTTGCAGTACGACCGCGGCGTAGATGCGGAGATCATCGGGCCGAGCTCGCAGTTCTTCAGCGGCAGTGCTCAGGGATCTACGTTGCCGCCGTTGACATTCGGAGCTTGATCGAAGCACGTTAACAGCACAGAAAGAGAGGTACTAAGATGGCGATCCGTTTTGCCGGCATAGCGTTCGTCATGGTTGACGGAGCGCAGGAGCCACTGCGGGGAGATCTCACGATCTCTCCGAACTCTCTCGAGCGCACGATGATCGCGGGTCAAGATGGCATTCATGGCTATCAAGAGCTGCCTCGCGTGCCGTACATCGAGTGCAGCTTGAGCACTATGCCGCAGGTGAGCGTAGACGCTCTCGAGCAGCAGGTAAACGTCACCGTTGTAGCTCAGCTTGCCAATGGCAAGCAGTACTCCTTGCAGGAGGCAACGTGCAAGGGAGGCATCGAGATCAACGCGCGTGACGGTCAGATGCGAGTGAGGTGGGAGGGGACGCGCTGCAACGAGATGGGCTTCTAAGATGAACAAGCCTCCTATTCGCGAGGGGTTCGTCAAGGACGAGCCTGTCGAGATAGAGGCAACGGCGACAGAAACACCGCCTCCGCCTTTGCCTGAAGATGAGTGGCCCCTCATAGTTCCCTTGCGCAAGCCGATCTCGCGCAATGGGTCTGCTCATGACATGGTCAAGGAGCTGTCGTTTCGTGAGCCTACGACAGGAGATCTTCTGACGGCTGGAGGCAATCCGGTCGGCGTCGAGATGACCGAGCTCAATTCTGCCGGCGATGCTATCTACAACTGGAAGATGGACGACGCCAAGATGGTTCGTCTCATGGCCTCGCTGAGCGGGATTCTCGAGCCATTCCTTAAGAAGATGGATCCTCGCGACTACACCACGGCGGCGTACAGGCTGCGCCGTTTTTTTATGCCGGGCTAGGTGACCCAGACACTCTCATTCTCAACTGCTATCGCCTAGCCGATCGATTTCATCAGAGTCCGGAATTGTTTCTGAGCATGCCGATCTGGCGAATGCAGATGCATGTCCATTACACGGTCAAGCTGATCAGCGCGCAGAACGATGCGCGGCGGCGGAGTGACGATGGCCACTGAGCAAGAAGAACTAAAGCTAGTCGTCAATCTTGACGCTGCCGCCGCTGCGTCTACTCTGCGTCAGCTTCAAGACCAGATGAAGAGTCTCGGCACCGGAGCTCAGGCGGCCGGGACCGAGAGACTTCAGCGCACGTCAAAGGAGTCGACGGAGTCAGTCAAGCAGCTCAACACACAGATGACCGATCTCGCGTCGAGGATTGGATTGATCGGCGGCTTCTTCGGCGGCATTGGATTTGAGTTCGCAAAGTTTGCTCTTCAGGCAGTTGCCGCAGGAGCTAATTTGAAGGCGGTTGCTGATGAGACGGTGCGATTGAATAATGCCGCGAATGCGGTAGGGACTACCTCGGCACAGTTCCGCGCCAACGTCCAGGTGATGAGACAGTCCGGGATCGAGACTGCGCAAGCTGAGAGGGAACTGCGGAGCTTCGCAGATACTCAAGTTGACTTGCGCCAGCGCAATAGTCGTGTTCAGCGCGAGATCCTCAGTCAGACAACGCCTGAGACCAGAGACGTGATGCGGGCTCAGCTTGAGGCGATTGCGGTGGCTCCGACCGAGAAGGCATTGGAGCTGACGCGTCAGCTAGCCAGGAACGTTCGCGAGGAGGTAACAA